TTCGTTGTACAGACGTTTAAATCTGTCAATTGTTTCCTCAATATAAGGTCGTATTTTATCCCAGTTAGCCACAACAGCTGCAACGATTCCGACTATAGCCACAGTAACCAATCCTATTGGACCTGTTAAAAATGTAAATGCTGAAGATAAAGCGCCCACGCCAGCAACTAAAGTTGGTATAGATTGCATTACCAATCCAAGCGCGGCAATCAATGGACCTATAGATGCAGCCAACCCCGCTATTACAAGGATAGATTTTTGAATGGTAGGATCTAGATTTTCAAATGCTGTAACTACCTTATCAATAACATCAGTTATCTTGTCAACAATCTGTGTAATATTGAAATTGTCATTGATTATTTTACCAACTCTTCCTAGGCTGGTTTTAATAGAATCACCTAAGTTTTCAAACGCTCCTTTTATACCACCTGTAACCCGAGGTAGCTTTTCTAGACCTGTCAGAATAGTGTCTAGAACTTTTTTTGAACTTATACCAAGGTCGGCCAATTCATCACTTCTTGAGGTTCCAAAAGCTTCCTTTAGAAGGTTAGAAACCTGAGGCAAGGCATCTTTGATAATATTTAAATCTTCTCCCAGCGGAAAATCAGTATTTGCTAACTGTTGTACGCCGTAAACTGCTCTTTCAAATTCCGCACGTCCCTTTCCAACCGTTGCAACTGCGTTTCCAAACTGCATCAGTATGTTCCTTGATTTATTGGCTGAAATACCAATTGACTGTAGATTAATTGAGCCTTTCACGGCTTCCTCCATGCCTAATCCCGGAAGTTTAGCCACCTCTTTAAGCTTGCTAAATTCAGATGTCGCAAGGGTAGCGCTTCCCATAACAGCTTCAAGCCCTTTTTGAAGTGCCTCTATATCGCCATATGCTTTAATAGCAGCGCCACCTAATCCTACTATCGGTAGGGTTAACGAAACCGTCAACCTTTGCCCAATTGCAGATAATTTCTCTCCTATTTCACCAATACGTTCTACACGATTGACAAAATTTTCTATCATTTGCTGTGCCCTTTCGAGGCCGCGACCAAGCCCCGACGGGTCAGCTCCTATTTCTACTTCCAGATTCGACATTTACCACTTCATTAACCGCCTTCATAAATAATTCCTTTGCCCTGCTAGTTATTGTTGCTGTCTTCTTACTTCCGTTTTCCAGCGACATAAATTGCTCCTTTGACATTTTTTTTGTATCAATTGCACCAGTAGCAGCCAGGGCGCAATATGAAATTTCTCTTGTATGTTCCCATTTTGCCCTGTTTTCCCTTTCATAACCATACCGCCTTAACTGAAATTCCCTCCATGTCATATCTTCAACATATTCCAAGGAGGGACATTTTAATTCTACTAAAGCAAAGGACAGTATGTCAACGTCAAAGTTTATTTTTTCACTGGTGCTTTCCCCTTTCCCTGTATTTTCGTCTTTTCTTCAGTATGCATTGATCTTCCAAAAGCATCAAAGAATTTTATAAATTGTGGAGAATTTAATCCCCCGTCATTATCTAAAAAATCCTCTACCTGCTCAAGGGTTAAATTCTCATCTGGATTTCCTTTTTTTAATGAATTGAAAATTAAAACAGGTGTTATCAATGGAACATTAGTTTTAGAAAGCTCTAAAAATTCAATCATATCAACGCCTAGATCCTTGATTGTATTTCCGAGTACAGATAGTCCGAATTTAGCTTTATATTCTTTGCCTTCGAATGTTAAAATAGTATGATTCATAATTATACGTGTAAATCTGTGTTTGAAATTTTCCCGATACCTAATAAATTAACTGACCATGTTACCTCACCATCAGCCGGTGCAGTTCTGCTTAATTCAGTAAGTAGACCTTTCCCAAATTTTGTTTCTTTGCTACCATCCTCTAGAGTCGTTTCAATTTTCCAGAAAACAGGTTTATTTTCATCAATTGACTTATCCATAGCATCTGAAACAGCGTTATAACTTGCTCTAACTCCATCGTTTTCTATGGCTACTGCATCACCTGTAAGAGTGTAACTTGATCTAACGTACGAAGGCTCAGGAGATTTGTTACATTTAGTAATAGTACCCTCTTTCGTCTCGTTGTTCTTTGTAATACCATTTGATGTTAAACATCCTAAGGGATAATAATTAGCAGCAACTACATTTCCCTCCGCATCTTTAATGTCGCAATATAGAAACAGGATTTCTACATTACCATTTACATTTTTTTCACCTGCCATCTTCTGTAAGTTTTAATGAATATTTAATTATTTTTCTAAAAATCGTTTGTGTGGTTGTTGATTGATTTAAATCGAGTGGATAAGACTTATTATAGAATTGAACAATGAAATGATCAACTGTTATAACTTCAGTTCTCTGTAAGATTTCCTCAATAATATCATCCAAAAAAGCCCTACTTCCAACGTTGCCTGAATACCTGGTAATAACATCAATATTGATGTCTCGCATCTTATCCAGCGAGTACTTGTTATTCCACTGATCTGAACCACTTTGAGTAGACAAAATAATTAGAAAGTCTTCTTTATCGGGTGTATTTGAATCGCAAATGCGTATTTTTTTACCATTTACAATCATGTAAGGAATATCATTTACTACAGTATCAGTAAATGTTGTAAAATAGTATTTTCTAATCCACTTGTCCGGATTCTTCATAATTCCAACCTCATTATCTCTAATATAATGAAATAAAATGAATTACGAAATAATAAAATAAAAAAAACTCCTTGGAAAAAGGAGTTATTATCGTCTTGAATTAAACCTTCTGGTAAGATGCTCTAATCCATCTTTTAGGTCTCTTATATATTTTTCTCTTCCCTCGCTGTATGCCGGGTAAAAATAGGGGTGAGGATGCAGCTGTCCCATACCATTTACATAAAACTGCCATGCTATGTCCTTCCACTCGTCTGCGACTTCAACATATGTCCCAGTACCAAATTCAATATACGCTCCCATTGGAAGCTGATTCACAGAAACAACCGTCTTAAAGCCATTGTTTTCAATTTTAGCATTAATAGACTGTGAAATAGTTCCGTTTGGATCTACATCATTATAAGCTGATAAATTCTGCGAGGCCTTTGTTGCTATTTCTTGCCCCGTAACAGCCGTAATCTGTTTGATTCTATTTCGCCCCTGTTCGCCAAATTGATCTAGTAATGCTAATGTTTCTCGTAATCCTCTAACCCTCATCACATAATAAATTAAGTTCCATTTGCTCGAGTCCCTTGTGTTCTGTACCCTTTATAAAGAATTGCTTCCCATGATACTTTACAAAATGATTCTCTGTGTAAGTAACATCATTCTTTTTATCTCTAACAGAAAAAATAACAGGATTTACAAATTCTTGAATTCCAAAATTCATAAATTTATTCCCCGCATTCGTGGTTATTTTAGCCCAAATCTTTTTTACGAAAACATCTTGAGGCAGATTGCCACCGAAACCGTCAGGAACATGTGTTTTATTCCATATCTCAATCAATCTGTTATATTCCCTTGCTAACATGCTATAAAACGTCTATTAGTGTCTATAATCTGCTTCACGTTTTCAGGTAGTAAAGTTGTATTTACATTCTTTTCAGCTTCGTAATACCAAACTTTGATTATTTGCAGCGCACAATCAATCAGTTCTGAAGGCGCTTTTTCTTTAGAATCATATCCGACATTTACCGTGATAGAATCAACTCCGCAAAACCTGACAAAGCCAGGATAATAAAGAGGCACTTCATTATCTGGAAAATTAGTTGTGTTAATCGGATGATCATAGATGTTTACGTAATTTGAATAATCTTTTCGATATGTCTTATCCTGTGGCTTAAAAACGTGCTGGGTTTGCTTTTCAATATATCCAAAAGCAGAAGTAATCATTCTTTCGAGATCGGGATCATCTTCTGTGAAATCGGGATACAGTCTTAAGTAACGCTTAACGTCATCAACTGACAATATGTGATCGTAGCTATTTGCCATTAGTTTTGGTTTAATTTATCGTAATCAACTGCATTTTTCCAATCCGGTTCAAAACTTCCTTTTTTACATGGGATTTCTTTTATAAGCTGCCCGGTTATAATCAGATAATGATAATTTTCTTTAACAATTATTTCCTGAGCAAGTTCCCAATTAGGAGCCTCAATCCTAATGCCGTCAATCCAAACCAATTCTTTAGTTTTCTGGTTGACTACCTGCATCTGAGTACAGAAAAAAAGCATTATTCTGATTTTTTAGTTTCAATTACTTCAGACCCAGCTTTCGAAACTTTTTTCTTTTTATCGGTGGGAATAGAAACCTTTTCAGATTCCTTTTCGTCTACCCAAACCGCTAACCTTCTGTTAACAGCGCTTCTGTTTCGCTCTGCTCCTAAATCCACTACATCGCCAACACTATACATTTTACTTGCATCATTCTTGTCAGGTGCTGGCTGAATCATTTTAATCTTCATCTTAATTCTTTTTAGGTTTATATCTAATATAGTGATTTTCAGTTTAATTTCAAATAAAAACCACACCCATTACAGGTGTGGAAAATAATAATTATGCAAAAAATGTTAAACTGTCTCTGGTTTATTGATTGCTGTAATCGCTGCAGCAAATGTCCCTTGCAAGAACGCAGGAATATGATGCTTTTTGATATAGTGTACAGCTCTCATTTCAGCAAGGATTGTCACTAAGTTTTTAGTGAAGTCGTCATTCTCATAACCAAGGTTAATATTGATTTCCTCACGAATTCTAAGATTTGATTTAGTGAAATCGCCAATCAAGAAAGAACCTTCTTCGATTGCTTCGTTTTCGATCACTACTACGCCAGCAATTCTTTGACCGTCAGCAGTAACGAATGGAGGTAAAATATAATGTCCGTCAGTCCCTTTTTCAAGATCCATCAATGCAGCATCCATCGGGCTGATCACGATATAGTTCGGGTTGAATCTTTTCTTTTTAACCAAAGCAACAGCAGTTCTCAGAACATCAAGCCTGTTTGCATTAAATACGGCTGTAGCAAACGGAGTTCCCGTAACGGTAAATGTTAGTGCATACTGCAAAATACCTTTAAGGTTTTGGCCTACTCCATCACCATCAGAAATCTGTTCGTCAAGTTTAATTTCGATTGCTTCTCTCAGGTCAGTATTAATTTCAGATCTTAAGAAATCAAGATCGTCCAGTGCTTCTTTTGATACCTTAACGAAAGCGGTGATCTTTTTAACGTCTGCGCTTTCTTCGGTATAAGTCCAGCTTATTTGAGACTTTTTAGCCCCTTCCGCCGTCATTCCGGCTGTACCCTCCTGAGCTTCCTTGTTAACCCATGTAACCTTATTGCCTCTGATGGTAGAAACATTCACGATATTTCTAAACAATGGCATTCTGTTAGGAGCTGCTGAAATGACACGGTCAATTTCGGTAGTTAAAGCGTTTCCTGCATAACTTCCTAAAACCATAGTTGCAGGTGCTTTTACCTCAAATGGAACAGACGATGCTCTGTTATTCTTTAATTCAGCAATTGCATCTTGAACAGCTTTTTCTTCAAACTTGGCTTTTACTTCTTCGTCCATAGTTTTTACAATTCCTTTTACGGATCCGGATTTCTGAAGTTTAATATCCAGCTTGTCTAAGTGGTCCTGCATTTTCTCCAAAGAGTCTTTTACCTCCTGAGAATTATAAGCAGCCTTTAAGCCGTCTTCGATTTGTTTTTGAAGTTCAGACATTTTAGTCTCTAACTCCTTATATTGCCCGGCTGATTTTTCGCCCGCATTCTTTTCGAAATCTTTAATTTGCCCTTTAATACCTTCTAGAGCTTCGTTCAATTTCTTTTCTAATTCCTCGTTCATTTTAATTGATTTTAAAACTTGTTAATGTATTTAATAACGGCTCATAAGCTTTCATTTGAGTGTCTGCGGACGGCTCATTTTGACTTTGAGTGTTTTCGGTTTTTCCTAGTTCGTAGGCTTGCAATTGTAGCATTTTAATAGCTATTTCCAATTGACAGCCTAATTCATCTGATATATTTGCATTACGAAATACGCCTAAAAGCTTTTTAACTTCTAAGTTTAAATCGTTTACGCTATCAAATTTTGATTTAAATCCAGTGAATGGAGTATTTGAATTTGCTCCTAATGTTACGTTAGAGAATTCGTATAGTTTATATTCCGTTATCTCACGTACTGCAACTCCATTAATTTTAATTTGATTAGACTTCAGCGTTTGAAATCCAAAACTATGCTCTTTTACAATTCCTTCTTGATAAAGGATTAATGCATCATTTGAGTAAGAAGTATTAGGCAGTGGATTGCTCACAAAAGAAGTTCCAATACTATCTTCATTTAATTCTTTAGCAAATCCATGCGGCTGTGACCATTCATGTTGGTTTAAAAAGAATATCTGTTCTCTTCTTTCGTTAATAGATTTTTGACCAGCGCCTTTTCTAATAACATCTCCATCAGAGTCGATTGAATCCCAGTTGTTGAAGTATCCAGTAACGATACGATTTTTAAAGTCTACATCCTGTACACTTCCTGTAAAGTCTTTAATCTCTAAAATCCCCTTCATTTTTCCTCGTCATTATCTCTAATATAGTGATTTTATTTTGATTATGTATCAATCTGTAAAAATTAATCGCCCGTTTTCGTCTCTTTTAGCTTCGTAACCAAATGTACATCTACAATTAACTGTTTCTTCAGCTGTTCCGTTTTCTCTATCCCCCGGATGTTTCATTTTAATCCCTCCTACAGAAAACATTTCGTTTTGATCTACTTTCTGTCCGTTAGCGTGGATATGAGAAGGTCTTTCCCTTCCATCATTTCGACCTATCCAAACTTTCTGCATTAAGACTCCTGATGTTTGTCCGGCTATTTCTTTTGCTGAATTCATTGCAAATCCGGTTTCAGTTCTAGCAATTCGCATAGCCTGCCATAGATAGAAATCACGTTTATTTACTGTTTTGTAGATTCGATCACGCATTTCTTCCACTGTTTCGTTTTCATACGTTCCTTTAGTTATTTCGGAAACTACTGAAGCTGTCATGGTTTCGGATAAAGTTCTTATCAAAGCACCACCATATCTACTGTAATACTGAATCAAGAACTGCTGAAAAGCTTCATTGAAAAAAGGGAGCGGTTTCCACTTTTTTAATTGAACTGGATTGTCCTTTCTAAGTTGTTTAGCTATGAATGTTCCGTACGCCTTACCAATGGTGTAATGCACTTTGTAAAGGGTATTCTTAAGGCTTTCTTCATCAAAGTTAAAAATTATCACGTGCTTTGCATGATCAAAAGTAAGGTTATCAAACTTAATAGCCTTTAATTGCTTGCCAAATTCAGTAAGTAACAATTTCAACGCCTTTGACTCATAAGCGTTGAAATGTTGAATGTATGAATTATAAACCTGATCAGACATTATTCAATTGTTCATAAGATTTTTGCACGTCTGAAGCTGTTATTCCAACATCATCAATGCGTTTTAACCCAGAATTAATCCAAACCGTATCCATTCCATCATCAGGAATAGTTTCATACTTCAAAGCCGTTCGTTTCTCATTCGGCGTTAATGGCGCTTTTTCCATCCACTCTACCATGGCTTTATAATCTTCCTGCATTTCCGGAAGCTCTGTGATGTCATGCTCCAAAACTGCATTTTCATAACCCTTAAACCTTCGGATAAACCTTTCCGTTAATGCTTGATCAAAAAGAATAAGATCCGGCTGAATATTATCAGTAATTACTCTTTTTCGCTCTTCCTTCTGCTTATCATACTTACCACCTTCATCATTATTAAGCAATGCATCGGACCAGCCCAATACGTTGCATATTGCTTTTTGATCGAATTTTAAATAATCGAAAGGCAGCATATCCTTTGTATCCACTGATAATTTAGTAAATTCAATCGGGACGGATAGCCCTGCAATCTTTGCAAGTCTTCCGGCGTCTTTATCCATATCGACAAGCCTTTGCTTAAGTTGCATTGCTTGTTCTGGCGTCATGGAACTATCTTTTCCTGAAAAGAATCCAAAAACACCACTGTTTTTAAGCGTTTTTACATTATTGTTTAAAGCCTCGTTTGAAGACTCTATATTTCTCAATAAAGCTCTAATTGGAGATAGTCCATACAGGTGACCTCCTTGTAAATCGAAAAAAGGATTTGGAGTCTTAATGTGTATAACCTGTTCTGCAGGAAATGTCAAGTTTTGTTCTCCATCCCGAAGCATGTAATAATCAATCGGATCTTCATCATAGAGAACGTCTGCATCTTTTTTGAGGACAATTTTCATTTTGTGTGCAGGCAGGACATACACCAATTTTGGAACACCTTGATTTTGGCCTCCTTCCGGCCAAGCCATATACAGGTAGAAATTACCTGTCATTTTTAGGAAAAGCTTAAATAAAGCGTGAATATCTCCCCAGGTTTGATTTGGGTTAGGCTTTTCCAGAGGGAAAGGCATTTCTTTATCTTCGTAGGCCTTTGATTCAAGAATGAATTTATCCGCTAATTGTTTGGTTGAATAATTACCATTGGTAGCATTTCGTAATGAGGAAAGTTTAGAAAGCGGCTGTTTATCCTTAACTTTCTTTACAGCATACGGAACCGCTTTTGTTTTGTCACACATTTGTGTTACAACGGAAAAGACATCCGGATTAATCCCATATCCTTTTTCTAAGTACGTTGAGTCTTTATAGTCATATTGCGCAGCCTGTCCTCCAATAAATTGATAAAAGGCCTTGTTGAACGCATTCTCAAAAGTTTTAGCTGTTCCGATTGCATTCCCCCACAACCTGGTAAAAAAATTTTCCTTCGCCATTTCCTAACTTCATTTATCTCTAATATAGTGAAAATTATACTCTTAAAAAACAAACACCTCTTGTTTTGGCTCTAGTTCGAAATACATACGCATCATTAATGCATCTGAAAAGTCAGGCGACCTGCCTAATAACTCTTTTACTTTTTCTTTAGGAATAACAGCCAGTTTCCCATCTTTGTCGATGTTGTGGCGTTTTACCTGTTCCAGTTCTTCAATTATCTGATCTTTATACTCAGTTTCACAAATCCACAATCCATTATTGTTTATTAAATCCGCAAGTTTAAAATAACATTGTGATTTTAAATTCTGATATTGTGGTTTTTTCTCATCATCGTTTGGATTTTTAGAACTTTCTTCAAATGGTTTAGCATTGTTTACAAAACCTTTACAACCTAGTATATCTACCACTCCGCCTCCAACGCCGTCTTCATCACAAACAGTTTGACTCATAGGAACATGAAATTCATAGGATAGTTTTTTTATTGTGTCAGAAAGAAGTGTAATAGAAGATTTTTCAAATGATGTAATTTTAACAACTCTAAATCCATCCCATACTTTAATAACTGCCTTATCACTACCATAACGAGCAATATCGGCTGTGATATATTTTTTACCTTTTTCTACAAAATAATTTGACCAAATATCAACAATACAATCATATTCAATCAATCGAGCAGGATCGTCATCATATTCAAAATTACCATTCAGAAGCCTTTCGATTGTTACTTTATCAGACTTCCTTAAATTTTCTATGTAAGCCTCATCAACATAAGGATTATCAGTTGCTAATGATTTAATAAATTGCCTATCACTTCTGAGTTTGTTTTCTTTTTCAGGCTTTACAAATTCAGTATAAATCCAATTTTTGGCTGGATTACACGTGTATAATGTTTTTGGAATAGTTTTCCATCCTTTACCGCTTAAAACAGAAAAACGCCCTCTTAAAACGTTTACTGCTTTGAAATGTATCTGCTGGGATTCGTCAATAAATGCTCCGGTAAGATCATATGACCCAATACGGTCAAACTCTGGATCAGATGGCAAATACTTTAACTCTCGAAAGAATATAACAGAACCATTATAAAATGTGATTGTGAATGTTTGCGAATTTACGAAGTAATGAACATCTTTTTTTAAACCGATTACATTAGCAACTTTAAAGAAAGTAAGATAAGTTGTATCTCGTAATTTTGTAAGTTCCTCACGGGCAATTAACCAAGCTGATTCAGGCTTAGAAATAGCCTCCATAATAACCCAACTACAACCAAACCATGATTTACCTCCTCTAGCTCCCCCTCCGTATAAAACCTCATTAGTCTTTGAATCCCTTAAATACCTTAAGGCTTTACGTTGATTCTCAAAGAAACTAAATTGAAGATCCATCTATATCAATGATTGAAATACTCGTTATTTTTTCCCCTTTAGAAGTATGATCAACATCTAATTTATCCCCGAACATTTTAGGATAAAACTTAGCCATTTTCCATTTCAATGTTTGAATAAGTACATTACCTACAGACGCTTCCATTTCCCCTGCTTTTAATGACTGCATAACATCATCAATTTCATTTTCTAATGCTATGCCCTTATCTTGCTGCGAGTTTACATACAATGTTCGTAATTCGTCGTTCTCATTTTTCCAACGTCTAAATGTAGACCATGAGGGATAAGACGATTCTTTTAAAACTGAAATAATGTTTTCACCATTTGCAACTTCATCACAAATCTTTTTACAAAGTTCAAAATCATATTCTGACGGTCTTGCCATTCTTCTTCGGTTTAAAAGTCGTTAATATTCCCCCTCTCAACATACACACTCCAACACGACACCACGTTCTTTCTATCTTCTTCATTTTTTCCAGGTTTAATTTCGCTCGAATTCTGCTTTCGTAGTCTCTTTCCAAAACTTCAAGCTCATTCACCGCACTCCCTGTCACTCCCTCTGCCATGCTACCTAAATTAAAAACCCCGCTACCTAAATAATTCAGGCTGCAACGGCTGTAGTTTATTTATCCTTTCCTTTCCCT